AGAAGACGCGGCCCATCTGGGGCTACTGGGACGCCCTCGAGCGGGCGATCGCCGACGGCACACCGTATCCGGCCGGGTGGTGGCCGATGCTGTACGGGCTCGAGCAGGATGACCAGGCCGCGGACCCCGCCGCGTGGCCGAAAGCTCATCCGGCGCTGAACGTCATCATTGACCCCGGGCAGCTCGAGCTCTCGGCGCGGACGATGCTCGAATCAGGCGACCCGGCGCAAATCGCCGAGTTCGAGACGCAGCTGGCCTGCCGGTACCACGAACTCGCGACCACCGACATCGACCTCGGGGTGCTCGAGCGCCAGATGCAGCCGTCCGATTGGACCCGGCTCCAGGGCGCTCCGGCCGTCATCGGCCTCGACCTCAGCCGCGGCGGCTACGGCCCGCAGCTCGACCTCACGACGCTGTGCCTGATGGTCGTGGACGGCGGCGTCATCCGGTCGCGGAACGTCTCCTGGTGGGCCGGGACCGACCTCAAGCGCGATGAGAAGCGGTGCAAGAACCCGCTCGGCGCGTGGGTGGAGCAGGGGCACCTCCGCCGCATGCCGGGCGAATGGCACGATATGACGGTGGTGGAAGCAGAGATTGAGAACTTGATGGGCCGATTTAGTGTCCAAAAGATCGGCGTCGACCCGCACCCGAGCCAGGCGAAGGACATCAAGCGGTGGGCCGACAAAGGATGGCCCATCATCCCGGTCGATCAGTCGATTCGCACGATGGCCCCGGCGTGGAAGCTCTGGGGCGACCTTCTGAAGAGCCGCCAGCTCTTCTGCGAACCGGACCCGGTGCTGCGTTCGGCGCTGAACGCGGTGCGCCTGATCGCCGACAACGTCGGCAACGTGCGCCCGGTGAAGGGCCGCTCGGCCGGCAACACCGACGCGGTGGTCGCGGGCAACATGGCGGCGCTGCTCATGGAGCACCATCAGGTCCGCACGGCGACCGGATTGAGCGCGTCAAACTGCCCGCTCGGATAGTCCATGTTTGCCGGATTCGGCCTTGACGATTTTGGGCACTTGTGTTCTATGCGACCGTGGGACTCTTCTCACGGTTCTTCGGCTTCAAGTCAGGCGTCGCGATCTACACGCGGCCCGAGCCGATCGTCACGTCGCCGGCCGACGCGATCCCCGCGGTGGTCCGTGCGACGAACCTGATCTCGGCCGACATCGCCCGGCTGCCGGTCACCGTCTACGACTCCGAGATGCAGGCCATCGCCGACCACCCGGTCGCGGCGCTGATGAACCGGGACGCGAGCCGGTGGCAGTCCGGGTACGAGTTCCGGCGCTACACGACGGCAGTCGCCCTGACGCACGGAAACGGCCTCGCGATCATCAAGCGAGGTTCCGACGGCTCGGTCGCCGAGCTTCAGCCGGTGCCCGCCGACGCCCTGACCGGCGAAACGACCGACGATGGGGTGATCTACCGGATCGGCAGCGTCAAGCTCGACGCCGATCAGGTCCTGCACGTCGGCTGCTACCCCGACTACCTGAACCCGTGTTGGTTCCGGTCACCGATTGACGCGGCCCGGCAGGCCATGCAGCTCGCGGCCGACGAAAACGGGGCGCATCAGGCACTCGTCAAGACGGGTTCCATGGGCAAGGTCGCCATCCGCCATCCCGGTGCCATGAGCGACCAGACGGTGCAGGCCATCCGCGACGCCTGGATGAACATGCATGCGACCGCCGACGGCGCGTCGCGGCCGCTCATCCTCCGCGAGGGCATGAGCGCCGAGAAGATCAGCCAGGAGACTTCGAGCTCGATGCTCGACTCCAGGCGATTCTCCGTGCAGGAAATCGCCCGCGCATTCGGTGTCCCGCCGGAGATGCTGTTTCAGCAGGGTGGCGGGGCGCTCTCGAGCCAGGCAGAGACTGCCCGCGCATACGCCGACGGGGCGATCGCCGCGTGGGCCAGCGCGTGGGAGTCGGAGCTCACGCGCAAGCTCTGCCGGCCCGGCGAGCATGTCCGCATCGACGTTACCCCGATCACGCGAGGGAACCTCCGCGACCAGGGCATGGCGTTCTCGAAGCTCGTGCTCGCCGGGATCATGTCACCCAACGACGCCCGGCATTACCTCGGGTTGCCGCCCGTCGCCGGGCTCGACGAGCCGCGGATGACCATGCCCGGTGGCGCATCCGCGGCCGTCGGCCCGGACAACGAAGAGGCCGAAGGGGACGCCAATGCTTGAGGTCCGCACGACGTCCTTCGAGCGTTCCGGCAACAAGCTCGGCGGCTACGCGGCCGTGTACGACGCGCCGAGCCATCCGCTCGTCGTGCGTGGCGTCAACAACGGCAAGCCATTCACCGAGCGCGTCGCTTCCGGCGCGTTCGACCGCAGCCTCGCGGGCAACGTGTCGCTTCTCGTCGGCCACGACCGCCGCGAGCTGCTCGCCAACACCAAGAGCGGTTTGCTCTCCCTGCGCTCTGACGAGCGCGGCCTGGCATTCGAGGTCGAGCTCCCCGACACCCAGAAGGCGCGTGACGTCCGCGCCCTGGTCGACGCGGGGGTGCTGGCCGAAATGAGCTTCGGATTCTTTGTCCGGTCGGACGCCTGGAACGGCTCCGAGCGGACGCTTCGCGAGGTGGATCTTCGCGAGGTTTCCATTGTCGAAAACGGCGCGTATCCGCAGACGCTCGCCGAAGCACGCACCTACAGCCCGGCTCTCGCCAGGCTTCGTCTGCGACTGAGGCTCCACACATGAAGCAGTCCGAGATCATTGAGCGCCGCAAGGCCATCGAGACCGAGGTCAACGGCATCCTCGCCAACGACCAGATTTCCGCCGAGCAGGAGGCCCGTGCGAACGAGCTGCTCGACGAGCTGAAGGACCTGAACCACAAGCGCTCGGCGGCAGAGCTGCGCGAGAAGTTCGCGAGTCACGCGGCGACGTCGAAGATCGTCACCGAGAAGCGCGAGCAGGCGATCGAGTGGCGGGCGAGCGGGGAGTACCGCGAGCAGTTCCTCGGCTACCTGAAGGGCGGCCGCGCCCCCGAACAGCGCGAGCTGAAGTCCGACGCGTCGAGCTCGGTGCTCATCCCGAAGCTCTACGAGGACGGCATCCTCAAGTACCTCGACGCGAACACGGTGGTCCGCAACCTCGCCGACCTCCGCACGGGCGTCCAGGGCTACCCGACGCTGCGCTACAACAGCCTCGCCACGGCGGACTACACGTCGGCGTGGACGCAGCCCGACACCGGCTCGACGTCGCGCACGTCGATCGATCCGGCCTTCGTCGAGGTGCCGTTGTCCCCGGTGCCGTGCATCCCGTACACCCAGGTCAGCCAGCAGCTGATCCGGCAGGCGAACTTTGACGTCGAGGCCGAGGTGATGGACTCGCTCCAGCGCCAGCTCGCCAAGAACCTCGAGTGGGGCTACATCGGCGGCACCGGCACGAACTCGCCGACGGGCATCTTCACCGTCAACGCGAACGTGAACATCACCACCGCGACGTCGACCGGCACGACCCGTCCCCTCGCGATCACGGTCGGTGCGACCGTGGCGAAGCTCTCCGAGATGCGATACACGAAGCTCCCGGCGGCCTACTGGGGCTCGGCGGCGTGGATTCTCCCGCAGGACACCTATGCGGCGATCGCCGGGCTCCTGGTGAACGGCGTTCCGATCTTCGTTCCGTCCTCGGACGCGGCGCTCGTCGGCGCGGCTCCGTTCACGCTGATGGGCCTGCCCGTCTACGTGACCGAGTACGTCCCGGCACACGTGGCAACGCCCAGCACCGGCAAGAACGTGATTGCGGTCCTCGGCAACATCAGCGAGGGTTTCTCGGTCCGCGAGTGGGGCGGCGTCGGCATGATCCGCGACGAGCTCACGGCGGCGAGCAGCGCCCGCGTGATCTTCCAGGGCATGGCGTTCGCGAACTCGGCCTTCACCCGCGTGAAGAGCCTGGTGCAGCTCCAGGTCACCAACGCCTGATTCTTCTCCTCCCATCGGCAGGGGGACCGGCTCGACGGCCGGTCCCCCCGCTTCAGGAGCCTGAATGGCACTTGACCTCGCCAAGTTCCGAGCCTGGGCGCGGATTCCGCACACCGAGGACGATCCGGCCATCCAGATCGCCTGGGAGGCTGCCGTCCGCGAGCTCGAGGAGCGCACCGGGTGGGTGGTCGACCCGGTCAGCAGGACACAGTACGTCGGCGTGGAGCCGAGCAACACGGAGAAGCTGGTGCTTCTCTCTCGTCAGCCGGTGACGGCCGTCAGCGTGGTCGACGAGGCAAGTGTGACCCGGTCGCTGAAGCTCTTCACGATCAACGGGCTCCAGTACGCGAAGATCGACGAGGACACGGTCGGCGCGGACGTGAGCGTCGAGTACCCGGCAATCCTGACCGTCAGCTGCGGCACGAACACGCTGAATCCGCTGCTCGAGATGGCGCTCCTTCAGCGTGTCACGCAGCACGTGCAGAGCCGCGGCGACGATACGGTGGCTCTTGATTCGACTTACTGGGACCGCATCTCGGGCATGATGGGCAAGGGCATCGGATGACGCACGTGCCAGGCGGCATGCTCCGATTGGTGATGACGGTGCAGAACCGCAGCGTCGCCGTCGATGCCTTCGGGCAGCAGACCGAGACGTGGTCCGACGTCGCCATGATCGCCGTCCATGCCGAGCAGATGAACACCTCCGAAGTCATGGACGACGGCGGACCGGCCGTGCGGACCGACTGGCGCATCCTCGCCGCCTGGCATCCGTCTGTCACGACCCGCAGCCGACTCAAGTGGCTCGACGGCATCACGACCAGATACTTCAACCTCCGCAGCTGCTACGACCGCGACAACCGTCAGCGGCGGCTCGAGATCGAGGCGACGGAGGTGCTGCCGTGAGCGTCTCCAAGTTCGGAAAGGTCAGCGTTACCGTCGACCGAAGGGAAGTCTCCGACATCCTCGAAAAACTGCCGCGACGGCTTATCGCCGGGATTGAACGGCGGGCCGTCAGGAAGGCGACGAAGCCATACATCCAGAAGCTCGTCAAGGAGTGGCGGACCGCCAAATACAAGGGCAAGAAGCTCCACCGCCGCGCCATCGCTAACTCGATCAAACTAGACGGACCGCGACGCGCCGGAAGCGGAAAGATGGCGACGCAGCGTTTTGCCATTGGCGTCGACTACGCAGGAAAGCGCGGCAAGGGAATGCAAAAGGTCTGGCACCTCCTCGAAAGCGGTTTTCGCCATACCGGACCGAAGCGGAAGAACATGACCACGGTCCAGAAGATCAAGCGCATCTTCGGCATCCGCGGCGTCAAGGTCGCCGGGTCGTTCCGAAGCCGTCGGTGGGCTAATGCATCGGTGAAGCAAATGTTCAACGACATCGCCGACCAGATCCTCGTCGAGGCACGAAAGGCGCTCCGATGAGTTACGCCGCGATCGCCGAAGCCATACACGTCTATGTCGACACGGCCGCACAAGCCGGTAGCTCGAACGCTCACCCGTCCATGCGCCCGGCCGGGACGCCGACGCCCATTGCCGTGTACGAGCACACAGTCGAACCGACCATGTTCTTCCCGGGCGAATACGGGGCCAAGCCGCACTACAACGTCACGGCGACGATCGCATGCATCGCCGACACGGTGCAAGCTGCCGTGGCCCTGGCATCGGACATTGCCGACTACATCGATTCAAACCCGAACTACGCCGACCCCGGCAGTGCCATCAACATCAAGTGCACGGCGCTCTCGTTCACGCTCTCCGCGGAGCAGCCCGACGATGGGCAGCAGGACGCCGAGCGCACCGTGACCATCACCGCAACCATCCAAGCAAGGGAAACCTGACATGCCAAACATCATCGGTTTCGGCGGCACCGTGACGCTGAACTTCAACACAGGCGGCGCGACCACGTTCCCGGTGCGCAACATCTCGGTCAGCTTCGAGCGTGATTCGCTCGACGTGACGATCCTGTCCGATTTTCGCATGAAGCGGGCGCCCGGGCGATTCCGCAGGACGGCGACGTTCGAGATGCTGGCTCAGGACTCGACCACTGACAACGCGCTCCGGACGCACTTGTACCCCACGACCCTCGCCGACACGGTGAACCGCTCGGTGGTGCTCGTCTTCACCGACCAGGGCTCGATCGCCTACACGCTCACCGGGCACCTGACCGGCGCCAGCCGGACCGACGACGGGTCCGGGCCCGGCATCTGGTCCCTCACCATGGACGAGGCCTGATGCCCCGCGACCTTTCCCAGTTCTTCGCCAAGGTGCGCCGCGTCGAGCATGCAGAGCTCGGCGTCGTGCTCGTCCGCGAGGCGACCATGGAGGACTACCTCCGCGCCGGTGCCGATCGGTGGTGGTTCGCCGGAAACCTCCAGGCGGAGGACGGCAGCGCCTTGGTCGCCAACCCGGCCGACCTCGGCCGGCTGCGGGCCGACCTCGCGCAATGGCTCCTCGAGGAGGTGACGAAAGGCCGTTTTACAGCGCCGCCGAACGGCGGCTCTGGAGAAATGGAGACGAGGCCACACGGATGAAGATGGCAGGCAACATCGCCGGGCAGGAACTCACGACGCTTGAGCGTTGCGAGTGGCTGCTCACCGCGATCGCCTGCACCATGACGGGCAAGCCCGCCGTCGAGCTGCTGCCGTGGAAGCGTCGCGAGCTCGCACAGTTTGCGGAGGCGTTCCGTGGCTAAGGAGATGAAGGCAGTCATCCGGGCCGAGGTGGACCCTCGCGGCGTCGTGAGCGGCGTAAACGAGGTCAACCGGCAGCTCGGGAAGATCAACAAGGCTGCGACCACGTCCGCGCTTGCGACAAGCTTCACGGCCATCGGGCAGGCGTTCAACATGGCCCGCCAGGTGCTCGACGCGATCGACCGCCGGCAGATGGCGATTCAGGACATGGCGCGAAAGTTCTCGCCCGAGGCTCGCGGTGCGGAGATGATGACCGAGCAGGCCAAGATTCAGCAGTCGCTCACGCTCGGAAAAATGATGGGGCCCGAGCTTGCACAGATTGAGCAGATGAAACAAGCCAACATCGCAGCCGAAACTGCCCGGATTCTGCAATCGGGCGCTGGTCAAAGTGCTGCCTATGAGGACCTCAAGGCGTTCCGTGAAGAAATGATCGACCGAACCCTAGAAATCCCTGGCCGAATCGTTGGCGGTGGCCCCGTCGCAAACCCAAACATGAACCCGGCAAAACGATTCTGGAACCCGTTTGGGGATGACTTCCTGTCCGGGCAGAGCCTTGCCGGTGGCCGCGGTTCCGCTCGCGGCATGCCCTACGAGGACGCCTCAGCTCGCACCGCTCGGGCCGTGGAATCCATGGCGAAGGGGAACTAGTGGGCACCTTCAGCTTCGACGAGATCCCGAGCAGCAGGCAGTACGCCCTCGAGCCGTTCCCCGGCGAGTGTGCCGTGACGGCCGTCTACAACGTGCTTTGGACGCCGTCGAGCTCGAGCGACCCCTATCCCGGCGATTCGGCGCTCATCGCCGCCGTCCCGGCTCCGCGGACCCGCCCGCCGTCGGCGATCTACGGTACCGATGCAAGGTTCAAGACGCTCGTCGCCCGGGACGTGACGCTCACCCCGCTCGTCGAGCGCCCGTACTCCTGGCGAGTCTCGGTTCGCTATTCGACCCGCGGCCCGCTGCACGACGGGGCGGGGCAGTTCTGCATCGTCACCCGGAGCACCCAGATCCGCCAGGCGGCGCTGTATCGCACCGGAGCCACCATCCCGACCGACGGCGACCCGTCGGGCAGCTACCCCGACATTGCCGGCACCCGCGTCGACCTGAACGGCAACCCACGCGAGTACGAGGTCCCGCAGACGGTGGTCAGCATGGAGGTCTGGTGGGACCGGACCCTTCCGAGCGGCACCCCGGCCGCGGAGCCGTCCTACGCCACCTACAGCGCCACCGTGGGCAAGCGGAACAGCGCGGCGTTCGCCGGTTACCCGATCGGCTCGCTCCTGTACC